AAAACCTTCACCAATACAGTTCTGGGTGAAACATGGGAAGAAGACGGTGAACAACCCGAATGGACAAAACTATCAGCCAGAGCAGAACCCTACAAGATTATGACCGTTCCCCGGGGAGGCCTTCTCCTTTGTGCCGGTGTTGATACCCAGGACAACCGCCTTGAAGCCACCATCAAAGCATATGGCCGGGATGAAGAGAACTGGCTGATCTGGCACGGTGAGTTTTTTGGGGACCCTGATCTCCCTGAAGTTTGGAACCAGTTGGATGCTCTCCTGAACCAATCCTTTAAGCATGAATCCGGAGCAGAGCTCCACATCATGTCTGCCGGGGTGGATACTGGCGGCCATAAAACCCAGGCGGTTTACAATTATTGCCGATCCAGGGGACCAAGGGTTTTTGCTCTCAAAGGAGCGTCCACACTCGGAAAACCTATCTTGAACCGTCCTTCAAAAGTGGACGTGGATTTCATGGGCAAGAAAATTGAAAACGGTGTTGAGCTTTGGAGCATTGGAACTGACACGGCAAAAGGCACAATTTATAATCGTTTAAAATTAATAATACCTGAAGGGAAAACTTCTTGCCCCGGTTATTACCATTTCCCCATCGGCCTTGAGGATGAATACTACCAGCAGTTGACTGCTGAAAAACTTGTTAAAAAATATGTCAAAGGGTTTCCCAGGTATGAATGGGTGAAAACCAGGGCCAGGAATGAAGCGCTTGACTGTGATGTGTATTGTTATGCAGCTGCTTTAAAGGCTGGGGTGGCTCGGATTAATTGGGATAATATAAAACTGACACCTCAATCAAATACAGCACCCACAGTGCAAAAGAAAAAACGAAAAACAATTAATAAAAAATCAAGGTGGTAATAAATGAAACTTGTTGGCGTACTGGCAATAGCAAAGCACATGGGGATTTCCGAGGCATCCGTGATGGACTTGCGGGTCAATAAGGATTTGCCATTAGAAAATGTTGACGCTGTTTGGCAAATTTCCACGGAAGAAATTGCATGTTGGCGTGGTGACAGAAGTCTCTCTAAAAGGGAAATCAATCAACTCAAAATCCAAGATAGAATAGAACAAGAAATGAGTGATGCTGATCATAAGAAAGACGATATTCCGCCCAAAAGCAAGGAACCAGCCCAAAAAAAAATACAAAATACCACGAAAAAGAAAAAATAGGTGGTGATAAATGACTGATGCTGAACTTTTAATACAACGGAAAACCGAGCTTGAAGAGCTTGAGGGCGGCGTTGAAGAGATCACCAGAGGGGATAAACGGGTTAAATACCGGAAAATTAAGGAGCTGAGAGAAGAGATCCAGCAACTTACAACCGATATTGCCCTTGCCTCTGGGACGGTGAAGCTCAGAACAAAAGCAAGGTCTCCAAGGGGTAGCAGATGGCTGTAGCCAGATTTAAAAGAAAATCCCGCTATGCCGCAGGGAAAACCCCACGCAATGGCGGCGGCTGGTCCCCTGTTGCAGGGAATACCATAAACGAGTTAATTGCTGCGGTATCCCCCACGGTTCGGGAAAAAGTCCGTGGTTTGGTTCGTAACTTTCCATATTTTACCCGGGCAAATAATATTCTGACCAATTATGTTGTGGGTGATGGGATAAAATTACAGTCCAGAGTCCAAACTCCAGACGGCAAATTTGACAAGAAATCTATCCGAAAAATAGAAGATGCCTTTAATTTTTGGATGGATGATGCGGATATTGCCCGAAAACTCCACTTTTATGAAATGCAACGGCTTGCAAAGAGACAAGACGGGGAGAACGGGGAATTTATCCTTATTAAACAGTTTTCAAAAAAAAGAAGGGAGAATCCATTTTGTCTACAGATGATTGAACCCGAATGGTTAACCGCTGGTGCCCAGCCTCAATCAAAGGGCAATATAGTTGACCAGGGTGTGGAATATGACGGAACAACCGGGGAAAACATAGTTTATCACTTTTCTAACCCAAATGGATGGGGAAAAGCTGTTAAAGCACCAGCCGAGAAGGTGATCCACAAGTTTGAAACCATGCGACCCGGTCAAATAAGAGGTATTTCTCCCTTTGTTTCTGGCGTTTTAGTCGCAGAAGACCTTTCCGAATATATGGATACCGAGATAGATGCTGCAAAAATGGCAGCTAAATATCTTGGTTTTATAAAAACCCCTGATCCCGTTGGCCGTCAAAACGCTGTTGGGGAGCAAGATTCCGATACCGGGGAGATGATAGAAGACTTAGAAAGCGCTATTATGGAGTATTTAAGGCCAGGAGAGGAGATTACCCTGGCATCAAATCCTCGACCCGGCGAAAATTTCCCCCCATTTGTCCGTCTTGTCCTCACAATGATCTCAATATCAACTGGTGTTCCATACGAACTCCTATCTGGCGATTATCAGGGCATGAATTACAGCACGGGAAAAATGGTTCGTGTAGATTTTGACCACCATCTCCGGCCAGAATGGTCCCGGCACATCCGGCACTTTTGCCAACCTGTTTTTAACGCTTGGTTGCCGTATGCCGTCATGTCAGGGCAATTGGATTTACCAACATATGAAAAAAATCCGTTTCCCTTCCATCGGTGTGTATGGCAACCCCCCGGAATGGAATCCATTGACCCAGGCCGCGAAACCAAGGCCCGGATTGACTCTATTGAATACGGGTTGTCGGATGAAATTCTCGACGCGAAAAAACGTGGACTTGATTATGAAGATATCATCAAAAATAAGGCGATGGCCCAGAAAATCCGAGAGGAACATGGGGTTGAAGTTAATAAAAATAGTACCGCCATGGCAAATAATCCGGCGGCTGTGGAGGCCCAAAAATGAAAAATAACATTGTGCATGGCACCCGGGCAGAAAAAGAGATGTTGTACCGGGATTTGTCTCTAAGATTATCAAGCGAAGGGATACCCACCTCGCTTGATGTGGAAAAGAGGTCTGTCGAATGCATCATGGCTACCGAGACCCCGGTTCCTATGTATGACCGGAACAAAGACCGGGTAATACCTGAAATATTACTTATGTCCGGGGTGCAGTTTCCATCATCCAGGCAAGTCCCCTTGCTTGATACCCATTCCCGGTACAATACAAGCTCTGTTATAGGGTCAACGAGAGATATCCGGGTGGAAGGTAAGCAACTTGTAGGCCGGGATCAGTTTTCGTCTGCCAAGGAATCAGAAAACCCCTGGACAAAGACCATGGAAGGTCATCTGACGGATCGCTCCGTTGGATATGCTTATGATAACAAAGATTCAGTTTATATCGATGATGGGGAAACCGCTATTGTCGATGGTCGGGAGTTCGCTGGACCCGTAAAAATAGTCAAAAAATGGAAACTGAAAGAGAATTCAATTTGCCCCATTGGAGCAGATGAAAAAGCTAAAGCACGGGCAGAACAGCCCACAAACCCCCCGGTGAAACCCGGAAAGGAAATTGAAAAAATGAACAAAAAACTAAGAGCCTATCTTGAGGCCCAGGGCTTGTCTCCCGATGCAACAGACGAAGAAGCCCAGCGGTTCCTTGACAATTACGAATTTAAAATCCCCGAAATTGTTGACGTGGACAAAGAGCGGGCCGAAGCCACCAGAGTCGAACAAGACAGGGTGACAGCAATTCAAACCATGTGCCGCAATTTTGACCAGGAAGGATTGGCAAAGGACCTGATTAAAGACGGAACCACCATTGCAGATGCCAGGGCAAAAGTTATGGAGGCCCACATCGAAGCAGATGCAAAAGAACCCCAAATCGGACACCGCGCCCCTTATGAAGTCGGCACAGATGCAAAGGACAAGTTCCGTTCTGCTGCTGAGGATTCCTTGATTATCAGGACCGGTCTTGAAATTGAAAAACCTGCTGCCGGCTATGATGAATTGACAGGAATGACCCTGAAAGAACTCGCCAGAGAATCCTTGAGAATTTCCGGTCAGAGAACCGGCGGCAATCCCATGGAAATGATCGGCAGGGCAATGACCACTTCCGATTTCCCCATTCTTCTTGCCAATACTGCCAACAAACATCTTGCCGCAGGGTATGAAGCAGCGGATGAAACCTGGGAAAAGTGGGTTGCCACTGGTTCCGTGAGTGATTTTAAATCTCACACCTTGAACAAGGCTTCTGAACTGGACGATCTTGACCAGATCACGGAAGATAACGAATACAAATATGGGAACCGGACCGAGGCAAAGGAAACGTATCAGATTGCCACTTATGGCAAGATGTTTGCCATTTCCCGTCAGACCATCATCAACGATGACCTGAACGCACTCTCTGATATTCCTGCCGCCCATGGTGAGGCTACCTCCAGGAAAGTTGGTGATATCGTTTATGCGGTACTGACCGCCAATGCAGCCATGGGTGATTCCATTGCTCTTTTCCAGGCAGCAACCCACAAAAATTACATTGCTTCTGGTTCTGGTGCTGCCATTGGCATTGCAACTATGGCAGCCGGTATCCTTGCCATGAAAAACCAGAAAGACCTTAAGGCAAAACGCCGGTTAAATATTGCCCCTCATTTTGTCCTGGCTCCCAACGCCATGGAAGGTGCAGCAGAAACATTTTTTGGCACCAACCAGTTTGATTCTGTTTCCACCACCGACACCAAGGTCAATATTTATGCCGGTAAAAAATACACCCGCATTTATGAGGGCCGTCTGGATGACAACCTGGCAACCGGTTGGTATCTGGCAGGACCGAAAGGCAAAACTGTCAAGGTCTTTTTCTTGAATGGTGTCCAGACCCCATACATGGAAACCAAACAGGGTTGGAATGTGGATGGTGTTGAGTACAAGGTCCGGATTGATTGTGGTGCCAAGGCAATTGACTGGAAAACACTTTTTTACAACTACGGTGTGTAATTCACTGAAATTTTAAAAAAAAAGGATTTTAAAAATGGATAACTATATTGGAAAAGGTGAACGAATCACCATAACTGGACCATCTGGCGGCCTGTCTGCCGGTGATCCCTATGTTGTTGGAAATATCCCCTGTGTTGCATGTGTTGATATCGCAGAAGGTGAGACAGGCGCGGCAATGACCACGGGTATTTTTGGATTCACCCTTGACGCTGATGATCTTACCACTTCTGGCGGTTTGGCAATCATAGCGGGAGATAAGATTTATTATGATGCTTCCGAAACCCCAAAATTGAATGTTTGTGCTTCCGGTAACACTCTTTTTGGGTATGCTCTTGAAGGTGTCACCAAAGGGACAACTTTACTCGCAGAATGTAAGTTGGCCGGATAATGTTTGCAAAGATGAGCATGTCCATTTTTAAGGTGCTTGGCGTGGGTGCAACGTATTACGAGCCCGTTGATAAGTTCCCCATGCCTTGCCGGGTTATTGTTGACCAGGACGTGCTCATCTCAAGGGAAAATTACGACTTCGACCAGGGTGCCAACGAATACGGCACAGTGATTGAATTCCTCAAGGCTGATTTTTCTGTTGATCCCCCTGAGCGTGGTGGGATCTTCGTTATAAGTTTTGACGAAGAATGGGAATTGACTCACCCGATAAGCCAAGATGGTGTTTTCGAGAAATGGGTGGTGGTGAAACATGACTGAAAGATTTCTCATTGAAGCGGAACGGATGGCCTCCAAAGAGTCTCTTGAGGCTATGGCCAAGACCGTGGAAGCTGCTGGAAAATCTGGTGGTTGGCTCGTAAAAACAGCCCTGAACCGCACAATTGATGGCATGCTCACTGATGTTGTCAACGCTGTATTCAGCCGGTTCAACATCGGCACCGGTCCTATCCGTCAAGCTGGCAGGAAATACAAAGCCGGGACCGGCAGCAAATACAGCGGGAAAAGACGGGCAGGTCTTGTTTTTAGAGGCAGGAAACTCCCGTCAACGGCCTTTTCACCCAAGCCTGGAATCCGTAGAAAAAAACAGCCTCCAGTTGGTATCTCAAGGGAAGTTAAAAAGGGAAGCCGCTACACGATGAAAGGATCCTTTATCGGGACGAATGATAGGGGGGAAAAGAATGTTTATGTCCGGCATGAAGGCGGGGGGGCTGACCGGTATTCCATGGCAAAGCCAGGGAGTTATCCAATCCACCAGGTAAAATCCCCGTCAATCCCTGGAATAATTCGAATGGCTGATATTCGGGATAAAATGTCTGACTTGGCAGCCGGCAGGTTCAAAAAAGCTTTGGACCATAATTTTAATTATATCCTGACACAAGGCAAAAAATGAGTTTTGAACTGATATCTGAGATTGAAAAAGCATTGAGCGGTAGCTTTGAGGCTCCTTGCTTTTCAGCAGGCCGGAAGGTCAATCATGCCCAGCTTTACCGGGGGGAAGTTCCTCTCCGGGCTGATATCTTAAAGCCTGAGGACTTTCCTTTTCTCGCCATTATTCCTTTCGATGGTGAGGACGTTGTTGGATCAGGGTCCACAGCAAACGCAATGATCAGGGTGGGTGTCCAAGTCAAAGACGAACCAGAGGCAATCGAAGTCGGATACCACGATGTCAGCAATTTGGTTTCCAGGGCTCGGCGGGTATTGCTTGAGATTGGTATTCTCTCCGGGAAATACACTCTAAAAACGATCAAATGGCAGATCGGGGACAAAGATGGACAACAACCGCACCCTATGTATCTCGGTGGCCTCCTCACAACTTGGGACGTTCCCATTGTGCAGAGAAAAAGAACAGATGAAGAAAATATAATATATGGAGACAAATCATGACTTATAAACACAGAGTATCAATCTCTGAAGTAGCAACGTCTATCTTGCCGCCCCTCCTTGCTGATTCGGCGGTGCCGGTGGTAATCGGTACAGGCCCGGGAACTGGAACAGCAAATCCCAATGAACCGGTGATCTGCTATTCATATGCCGAGGCAATCGCAAAAATCGGGGATATTGACGGCCTGGATTGGGACGACTACACTCTGGCCGAAGCAATTTATTCCCAGTTTGTACTGTACCAAACCGCTCCGATTATTTTGATTGATGTGTATGATTCGGTTGAGCATACAACGGGCGTTGGCGATGTTGACGAGGCTGATATCATTGCAGCCCTACCTCTGATCGATGAATGCTACACCCGCTTTAGTATTGTCCCAGGTTCCATTATCTGCCCTGGCTGGTCCCATACCTCAACCATGGCAGCAGCAATGGCAGCCAAGGCCAACAGCATCAACACCGATCTGTTTTCCTGTATTGCCATTGTCGATATTGATTCTGACACGGTTGCCAGTTACAGCGCAGCCAATACCGCCAAAACCACAAATTCCCTGACCGATCCGAACATGCTGGTCTGCTGGCCGAAAATCAAACTCGGTACAAAAGAGTTTTGGATGAGCACCCAGATGGCTGGATTGATCGGCAGCGTGGATGCCAACAAGGGGGATAATGTCCCCTATTTTTCCCCGTCAAACCAAAACTTAAAGATGGATTCAGCCGTTGCCAATGATGTTGAAGTCTGGACGAGTCTGGATCAAGCAGAGCTGCTTAACGGGCAAGGGATCATCACAGCATTGAACGGCCCCAGGGGTTGGGTGGCATTCGGAAACAGAACCGGAGCATATCCTGGCAGCACGGACGTAAAAGACACTATGCTGCCTGTTCGCCGCATGTTCAATTGGATTGGCAATACCCTGGTTTTGACATGGTTCCAGAAAATTGATTATCCTATCAACCGCCGCCTGATTGAAACCATCATTGACAGTATGAATATCTGGTTCAACGGCCTGGCCGCAAAGGGCGCGATTCTCGGTGGCAGGGTTGAATTTATTGAGACTGAAAACACTTCGACGGATCTGATGGATGGCAAGATCACCTTCCATTGTTTTGTGACCCCGCCGTCACCCGCCCGGGAGATCTCTTTTGTCCTTGAATATGATCCCGCTTACCTTTCAACCCTTTTCGGATAAGGAAAAAATAAATGACTGATATAAATCCAATCAGATCAACGCTTTCAGGTTTTAGGGTCTACGAGTCCGGAGTGGATGACATGCTCGGAGTCGCAAATGTAGACCTGCCCGAAATTAGTTTCGGTACGGAAGAAATTTCCGGTGCCGGTGTCCTCGGTAAAGTTGACATGCCGGATCCTGCCAATATCGAAAACATGTCCCTTACCATCAACTGGAATATGGAGACCCCAAAAGCTGTCTCCCTGATCGCTCCTGGGGTCCATGAGGTTGAATTCAGGGGTGCCATGTCTGTCTATGATGCTGGAACCGGGACGAGCAAACACGAACAGATCAAAGTGGTAACCCGTCTGGTTGCTGTTAAAAAAGCCGGTGGCAAACTTGAATCAGGTGCCAAGATGGATCCGTCAAACGAGTTCACCGTTCTTTATCTCAAAGAATTTGTTGATGGCAAAGAGGTCCTTGAAATTGACAAACTGAATGCTGTTTTCAAGGTTAACGGCGTGGATCATCTTTCCGAATACCGCACAGCACTGGGGTTATAAAAAATGAAAATCACACTGACAAAACCAATTGATATTGACGGGAAGAAAGTCAAACAGCTTAACCTTAAGCTGGATGATCTGACCGGGGCTGACCTTGCAGAAGCCGAGCGTGAATACCTTACAAATGGAGGTATTCCCACAAGCCTCACAACATCAATCGGTTATGCTCAAGGCATTGCGGCTCGTGCAGCAGGAGTTGACCTGGGGGATATTCAACGCCTCAAGTTACAGGATTGCAGTACTGTTTGTCTTAGGGTGCAATCTTTTTTGTACGGTACGGAAAGCTCAGAGCCAGAGACCTTAGAGGAATCTGTGTAGACCTTTCCATGATTTCGAAAACCGGGATTGATTTTTTTTGGTCTTGTCCGCTTGATGAGCTTTTTGAGTGGGCAGAAATAATCAGCAGTAAAGGTGGAAAATGAGCGCAAAAGTTTATGAATTAGCCTTTTCTTTAGGCGCAAAAATTCAAAGCAATTTTGGAAAAGCTTTCCAGGGTGCCAACAAGCACCTTGGCGCCCTGAATTCTTCCATTGCCCAGCTGCAGAAACACCAGAAAAGTATCACCGCATTTTCAAAGCTCCAGGGGACTATCAAGAAAACATCCGGAGACCTGGAAACGGCCACCGTAGAAATGCGGAGACTGAGGGATGAGGTCAAAGCGTCTGCCAAACCTTCAAAGAAAATGATAGCAGACCTTGATCGTGCCACAAAAAAACGGAAAAAGCTTAAGCGCTCCCTCGTGGATCAGCGGGCCGCCCTGGGCCAGCTCAATCAAAAGATGCGGGCCGGCGGCATAAATACGTCCCGGATGGCATCAGAAAATGAACGGCTTGCCAGATCCCTTGATAAAGTCAGCAGTAAGCAAAAACGGGTGACTGCTCTCATGGCGGCACAAAGGACAAATAAAAATAAACGGCAAGACCTTCAGGGGCGTTTAATTGGTACGGCGGGGCTCGGCTATGCTGCTATGAAGATGATAAACCCTTATGGAAATATCGCTGCTGCTCAGGGAGGTATCGCCAGTCTGGGAATTGGTGAAAAAGGTATTCAAAAAATTACCCAGACTGCAATCAATGCATCAAATACATGGTCGGGAATAACAGCTCCAGCTTTTATTCAGGGCAGTTATGATATTAAGTCTGGTATATCTTCTCTCAGTGATTCAGCGGTAGCGGAGTATACCCGCATGGCAGCGGTTACTGCCAAGGCAACAAAGTACACCACCGAGAACATGACCGGCCTTTATGCCACTGGTTTTGGCATTTATAGAAAACAGTTCGATGCGTTCGGGGCTTCCACAGTAGCAGGGTGGGATAATCTGTCCAAGGAGGAAAAGGACAAAGAATTCGGTAAGTATTTTTCCGCTGGAATAGCATCCTCTGTTCAGCAATTTAAGACCGAGGGCCAGGAAATGAGCCAATTCCTCAAAACACTTGGAAGTAAGGGTGTTTCCGCTGGGGTATCAATGGCTGAACAACTTGCAGTGGGTGGTATGCTACAACAAACATGGTCTGGCTCTGAGTCGTCCACAAAATACAAAGCCTTTTACAATTCTGCTTTTGGTGCAGGTGACAAGTTAGGGCTTGATTTTGTAAATTCTGATACGGGAATGTTTAAAGAGCTTCCAGATATGCTGGACATGATCAAAGAAAAATATGGGGAGGTAATAGATGCAGCTGAGCAGGACGAACTCAAGGATGCTTTTGGCACCAAAGAATCGGTTGACCTGGTACTTAACCTTATAGACAGAACAGACGAAGCAAGGGACTCAACCAAAAAAATGAACCTGGCTTTACAGGCTGGCATGGATCTCCCCACCCAGATGGCCAAAAAATTTGAAAGGGGACCAAATGCCTCGCTTGGTTTATTATCACAACGAATATCAAACCTTTCAGCCGCTATAGGAAAGACCTTGGATCCCGCCTTGAGTATTGCCACGAGCTCCCTTGGCTGGATGGCCATTAAAACGGCTGACCTGGTTAAAAACTTCCCTGTCCTGTCTGGTATCATCGCCGGTGTGACCACCGTTGTGATTGCTGGAACATTCGCCACGACCGCCGCCGCCTATGCCTACAATCTTCTGGAAGGCTCCCTTCTGGCCACACGGTTAGGTTTGTGGCGTTTGGCCGTTACTCAGAAAATGGCTGCTGTAGCTTCGGGTATCATGTCGGCTGCTCAATGGGTACTCAATGCGGCTATGTCAGCTAATCCCATTGGTTTGATAGTAATAGGTGTGGCCGGCCTGGTCGCTGGTATTGTTGCCCTTTATAAATACTGGGGAAAGATTCGGTCTTATCTCCCCGGGTGGCTCGGTGGCACAGATGCAACAGAACCTTTGCCCGACCTTGACAAGGATTTTTCTAAACTTCAAGGTGGCCTTCAGGTTGCGGCGTCAAACAGCAACAGCAAAGCAAATCTTACTTATTCTCCCACGGTTCATGTTCCCCCTGGAGCGAATGCAGCGGAGGTCAGGACACAGGTTGATGCAGCCCTGGCAACAGGCCGAGACAGTTTTGAAGAGGATGTAGGGAGGTTGGCCTTTGACTTCTAACTATACAACAGTCCAGGGTGATATGTGGGACAGTATCGCCAAGCAGCAGATGGGCAAAGAGATCTATTGTTCTGCTCTAATGGCTGCAAATCCTGATCACAGAAATATAACCATTTTTTCGGCTGGAATTGTGCTTTCAATCCCGGAAGTTACCATAGAAATATCAACGGATAATTTACCACCATGGAAATGAGGAAATCAAAACTTAATTTTTCTTATGCCGGGAAAGATATCTCTGCTGACCTGGCGCCATATCTCACGGGTTGGTCCTACACTGATTTCTCACATGGTAAAGCTGATGACCTGCAGTTGACCCTTGAAAATTCCACAGGACAATGGCTTGATTCATGGTTTCCGCAGAAAGGAACAACGGTCACGGCTGGGGTAGAGATCGAAGGCAGGTCTCTTCATTTTGGCACATTCTCCATTGATGAGATTCAGGCATCCGGGCCGCCATCAATTATTACTTTGCGGGCAATGTCAGCGATCACCACTAAGGCCCTGAGAAGTGAAAAAAAGACCAAAGCCTGGGAAAATTGCACTCTTGAGAAGATCTTTTCTGACATTGCAGATGTCCATGGGCTAACCGGTTTTTACTCTGGCGATGTTGTCAATTTCGGCAGGACCGATCAGAGGGATGAATCAGATCTTGGATATCTTAAAAGAATCACCGACGAGAACGGGCTGAGTCTAAAAGTTTCGGAAGAAAAAATAATTATTTTCGAGGGTAAAAAATTTGACGAAAAACCATCTATTTTTACTTTTAAAAAAAAGGATCTGACGACCTGGAATTTTAAAAGTAAATCCCATGACATTTATAAAGGGTGCAAAGTGTCATACCGGGATCCAGGAGGCAAGCAGGATCTTATTTTTTCTTTCACTCCGCCAGATGCGCCGGTAGTCGGTCAAATTCTCAATGTTGAAACACGGGTTGAAAGCCTTGCCGAAGCAGAGAAAAAAGCCCGGCATGAACTGCGTAAAAAAAACAAAAATGAGATTAGCGGGGCAATAACAATGCCGGGGCACCCCGGGGTTCTGGCCGGGATCAATATCACCATGGATGGGTTTGGTGTTTTTTCAGGAAAATATTTCATCGATGAGGCCAAACACTCTCAAACCGCTGGATATATAACAGACTGCAAGATCAGAAAGGTGTTGGCATATTGAATATTGAAGCCAGAATAAAAGCCCTTGAGAGCAAACTAAACCAATGCTTCCGGGTTGGTGAAGTTACAAACGTGTATCCGGATAAAGGGTCCGTAAGGATTCAGCTTTCAAAATTTCCGAGAATCGTTTCATACGAGCTACCAGTGCTGACCCCCAAAACGCAAAACGATAAGTTTTTTCTTATGCCGGACATCGGAGAGCAAGTCCTTGCTATCTTCCTTCCTTTTGCTCTTGAGCAGGGTTTTGTTGTCGGGGCTTTCTTTTCTGATCCTGATTCTGTCCCGGTATCGGATCCGGATATACAGCATATCAAATATGTAGACGGAACCATTCTTGAATATAACCGGAAAACTCACAAACTGACCGGTAATGTGAAAGGGGATATCGATCTACATGCCGACAATGACGCCACCATAACAGCTCAAAACATCATAGCCACGGCAGAAGAAAAAGCCGAGATCACGGGTGGGATATCGGTAGACATAACAGCACCGGTGATCAACCTTACCGGGAATCTTTCTTCGCTGGGATCAGGCGGGGGGACAGGAACTGAGGCCAAGAGCGCAAACACCACACAAACGGGAAACTATACGTTAAATGGAGACCTACAGGTAAATGGTAACATCTTTGCTACAGAGAATATCGAAGCAGATGGCGCGGTCAAAACCGGTGGGACCACTTTAGTCAGTTAAGGATAATATGCAGATAGGAACATTTGGAAAAATAGTTTTTAAAGTTTCTGATAAAAAGATCCTTACTTTCCGTGGGTTTCAGCGGACTGCAAAAGCCAGGTTTTCAGAGCATAAAATCATAGGGGAAAAGCCTGTGTTGGAAGCAACCGGACTTGAGCTTGATCAGATCAGTTTTTCAATTTCACTCAATCGGGCAGTCGGGATCGATCCTGCCGAGCAAATATCGGTTCTTAGGGAAATGCTGGCAGCGCAAGAACCCCATGCACTTATCATTGGTGGTAAAAAGATCGGAAATTTTGTTCTGCCAGATTTTTCCGATGCTTGGAATAAAGTGACTCATCAGGGTCGGCTTGCTAGTGCAGAAATAGAACTCAAACTCCTGGAGTATGCAAATGAGTAATGAATATCTCGTTACGGGGCAGGGTGCAGGGATCCAGTTTGGTTTGGATACAGTTGCTGAAATACTCCAAAACGTTCGAACAATAATCACCACCCAGCGCGGATCAGTCCCACTTGATCGGGAGTTTGGGCTTGAAATGCTTTTTTTGGACTCGCCAGCACCCGTTGCTCAGGCATTATTAACCGCTGATGTCGTTGAATCAGTAGAGAAATATGAACCCAGGGTGACGGTTTCGGAAGTATCGTACATTGACGATCAAGTTGCGGCCATGGATGGTCGGCTGTTCCCATCAGTTAAAATAAAAATAAAGGACGGCATTATATGAGCCTTGAAAATTTACCGGAGATAACTTTTTGCGCCACAGATGCAGCTACTGTTGAGCAATCCGTCATCACAACATATGAAGGGGTAGCAGATGTTTCTCTATTTCCTGGAGATCCGGTCCGGCTTTTCCTTGAAGGTCTGGTAGCCATCATTGTTCAGCAACGGCAAATTATAGATTTTACTGGAAAACAAAATTTATTAAAATATTCGGTTGGGGATT